CGCAAAAACTGCTCCAAAACAAATTGATTCCAAGAAAAAGACGGTCTGTATGATTGTGGATGAATAAACCTTGTCCAGCGGAACTTTGAACAAAAACAAATATTCTTTTTGTTCAAAAGAATGACCACCGAAAAACCCAAAGAAGATCGTGTGAAAGAAACGGTTACAATTCTACAAAAATTCAAGGCGCTGGATATTCCCTTGGATTGCGATGAAGTTAAAGAATTGCGCCAACATCTCAACGCATATGTGAACGAAGGAACGGTATGGAGTGGCACCATATCGTTTCGCCGTTTTGGACGCATGGCGGATGTGAATCTACCCCGACGCGCTGACAAACCTATTGAAATAACCTTACGAAAAACGCGCTTATAGACCGGCAAGCAAGCATAGAAAAAGTGCGCGCAACCCTATTTCAAAGAGCACAAACGTCAACAATAGAGCATTGACGAATCCAAGACTCTGAAAGAAGTATATAGCGACAGCCAAGGAACCTACAAGCAGAGTACGTTGAAGCGAGTTTCCATGCCATAGTACAAGAGAATTGAAGGAAACTGTAGGAAGTAAAGCAATAATAGAACGCATTGAAAACATCGGATACATTGGAAGCATTGTATTCTTTTCGTAAAGAAGCCTTTAGTTAGAGAACAACATTCCTCCACGACCACCGAATACTTTGAAGACATTCCAAATCGTTGTGTAGACATATAAATTCATATTGGGTGGAGGAACGCCACCGCGTCCTCGTGAAAGTGTTACGAATAGTTCTTTCCGAGGAATCTTATCCCAATTGGCGACACCGGTCACTCCATATTTCAAACGTTCTTCGCGTTGTCCGAAGTGATAGGCATAGATGTAGCGATTCCGAATGGGCATTTTTTCATAATTCGTGGCCGGTACAATAGAACGAAAGAAGGAACCGCCTTCGTGAACGTAACGTTCAAAGGAATTGTACAAAAGTGTAGCTCCCGCCACCGGCTCAGAATATGCGTTTTGGAAACCAGGAACAATAGCCCATCCGTTCGGTGCACTAGGTGTAAGTTGCGCATCAGGCCACCAGGGAACCAAGCACGGATTCGTAGTTCGTACAGGCGCTAAATCCCGTGTAAACAGAAACCACGCGTTGTATGTAGCGACTTCGGGTCGTTGAAGTACCCACAAAACTTCTTTCGTAGGATTCGTGTAGGGAATGACCAGACGCACTTCATTCTGTCCGAGTGTTGCTTGAGCCGGAACCGCGTAATGTTGTTCAACATTGTAGGTCAATTCGGAACTCCGAAAGCGAATAGACTCGTTTTCTTCCAACGAAATGTATTCAATAAGAACATACGCATCCTGTGGCGTGAATCGCGTTGGAAGTGTTTGGTAAGGTATAAGTTCACCAGGAGCCCCGGTGGAGGAAATCGTTGGATTGATACTAAACACTCGGGAAAGAGAGGGTGTGGCCGGTGTACGCCAAAATCGTCCACCGACAATATTCCACATCGTACCAGGAATATCGGTGCCTGCGCGAAATCCCGTTGTTCGTGAATCCACACGTGCGTCCGTATAAAACAGTTCTGTTATAGGTCGGAATGTTACGTGAATGCGTACACGGTCCACCCGTAGGGCGTCAATCGGTAGAGCGTGACTGTAAATACCGGGTCGTGAAAACCAAAACGGTATCGGAACATACACAGTTGTATTGGTTGACAACCACGTACGCGGACTAAATCCGTTGGGAGCTCGTTTTATCATTGCGTCCTTCGCTCTGGACGAATCCGTGGTTTCATACAATTCGTCTAGTATTTCCAATTGTTGGCCGGTCAGAGTTTCTACAATAGCACCTCCGATTTCTAAATCAATCTGTTGTATGAGCGCGTGACCGAGACTGTTTGTCCATCCGTAGGTCGGTCCGAGAAATCGTCCAGGTTGGTCAAAACTTACACCGCTACTGTCGCGGATGGCGGCAAGTTGCGTCGTAAGAATATCGGGCATTGTGACCACGATATTGATTCCGGTGACAAGTTCGGCTAGAGGAGGAATTGTAAGAGATACACGTTGTCCAAACTCGGCGGAACCGTCAAAATCTACGCGATTCCATTGGGCCGACCAGCGGGTCTTTTTGGTGAAGACTTTGAGATATTGTTTGAGGTCAGGGTTGCCTCGGGCGGGTTGTAACCGCGTATCGGCTAGGCCTGAACTCACAAGTGTGAGATTTGTTGCGGGTGTCGCCGCCATTTATTCCTTGATTAGGATTCATAGTTTAGATTCGCACCCAAAAATTGAATTAACGTGAAACTATGAATTAGTATCAAGCACAATGAATCAAATAGACACTATGGAAGGTGACTGGATGGCGGTGGAGATAACCCAAAATTCCTACATTATCCTCCATCGCCGAACCCAGTATTCTGCAACCTTTGCTTTCTCTTACTGGCAAGTTGAAAAAGCGGAATGGTGGTTTCATCCTATATTGCGCGTGCGTCGGTGTACGCACGAACTTCTTCCTGCGCAGTTTAAATTTCCTTTGATTGATAGTCAAGCGAAACTTCGCTATCCGGTCGTTAACACGGAAAATGATTATTTAATTGTGGAATCGCGCAAAATTCCTATTGTAAAACGAACAGGAGGTACTGCGATTCCACGGAAAAATTGTAAAATTCTTAAGGTGAAATCCAAACACAGCTTGGATGAATTGTATCCGGTGCTTTGGAAATTGAAGGGTGGTGTTTCCGATATACCTGGTACATTAGAGGGCGAGGACCAAGCACCAAATGTTCCGAAACACGTTGCGGTGGCGCTCGCTGAGCACGCTTCCATCAAAAAAGATGTCTGTCCGATAACTACAAATCCTATTTCTGTGGAAACAGCGTGTGTGACAAGTTGTTTCCATTTATTTGAGTCGGAAGCCCTCCAAACTTGGCTAGATTCAAACAATATTTGTCCGACCTGCCGTGTTCGGAATCCGAGCGTAACGGCGGCGACGTAAGTTGCTGTTGATTTTTGTAGGGTGCTTAAAAATTGAATGATTTTGTTAATCTTTGTTTTTTGCCATTCTGTTTCTGACTTTGATATCTTACAATGTCATTAAAACAGCTTAACTTTTCAGACGATAAAGAATTTTCTGCGCTAGCAAGCAATTATGCGCTACTGCGCAAGGATTATGTTGAGAATGGACGCAATGCAGTTAAAGAGTTAATTAGCCTTTTCAGCAAAGAGGATAACTATATAAAGCAATTTGATGAGTGCGCAAGTAACAGCACAAACGATGCACCAGACATAGGGGTACTTAATAATTATTTTGAGGAAAAAATATCTGATTTAATTAGTTTGAGGCGACGTACGTTCAGAAGAATGAAGGAAGTGGCTTTTAAAATGTACCGTTATAAAAAAAATAAAAATATTGATATGCTTATTGGTGAGAGGGTTCGCATGGCAAAGAAGGCTCGTAAGACTGATGAGACTGAAGATGCATCCAAGGTCGAGGAAGTGCGTCAGACTGATGAGACAAAAGAAGCACCTAAGGTTGAGGAAGTACATAAGGCCGATATTATGGAGGTTCACACACTGCCAGGTATTGGGAAGATAACAATGAGATCAGGGGGAACTTAAACAAGGTTGTAATGCTATAGTGAAATGTGCGGTAGTACGTGAAAAAATACGAGAAGCAGGGTTACCCGATTATTTCAATAAGATTATGAATAGTAAATAAAAAATAATGTCTTTTTCAGTAGTTCTTGGTTTTACAAACCAGTAGCATACAAAGTCTGTAGTGTACGAGCGCTTGGATCCGTCGCGGTCGTCCAACGAGGCATCCACATACGTGGAATAACCGTAGCCCACGCACCAGGATACGACGCCTCAAAAAGCGCGCGATACCAGCAGGCTTCCTCCGTTTTCGGTGGATTGTGTGTTCCGTGGAATTCCGGCATCGCCTTATCCTTTGCATAGTCGGCACAGCGCTTGTACCACGAATCTTCTGTACTGCTAACACCGTCACTAAACGCCTCTTTTTTACGAGTGAGCACTTCCCACGGAATTATATAGTCATGTTCAAATGCCTCCCGTAGAACACGTTTTTCTTGTACTGTACCAAGAATGGGTCGGCGAAACTGGGTAGGAATGGACAACCACGATGCGACAACATTTTTATCCAAAAAGGGCGTGCGGGCTTCCAGACCGTGGGCGGCCATTGAACGGTCCGAACGAAGCACATCGTACATATGAATTTCGGACAAAAGTCGTTCACATTCCGTTTCAAAGGCTTCATTGGAGGGCGCATTATTAAAATACAAGTATCCACCACCGATTTCATCGGCTCCATCACCGTTAAAAACGACCTTGATATCCGTATTCGTTTTGATGTACTGACCGATAAGCCAGTTTCCGACGGATGCACGGACAGAGGTAATATCATAGGATTCAATATCGTGAACAACGGCCGGAATAGCGCGTAGGAAATCTTCAGGTTTTACAATGACGGGATGATGTATGGAGCCAATATAATCGGCGACTTTTTGGGCATAGTCCAAGTCCGTGGAACCGGGCATACCGATACTGAATGTATGAAGTTTACGGCCGTCTTTTGCGAGTTCGCGCGCAGCGATACCGGCGACTAAACTACTGTCCAATCCGCCACTCAGAAGCGCTCCGATAGGTCTATCGGACAGTAGGCGTTTCTTCACGGCACTGATTAGCGCAACACGCAGACAGTGACCAGCAGTCCCAAAATCATTAAGCGCATCCATCTTGACATGTTGTATCGTATGGTATCGCTGTGTTTCTAACAGTGCGCCACTCGTCAAAGAATACGATGCCCACGTGCCGGGCGGAAACGGTTTCACATCCTCGCATTGCGCGGGTAGACCTTTGAGTTCAGAGGACCAGACAGTGGAACCGCGCAAAGTGCCTTGAAAAAGCGGACGAACGCCGTAGGGGTCACGTGCAACAAGGAGTCGGTCATTGGCGACATCTACGACGACAAACGCAAAAACACCATCAAGCGTACGACATAATTCAGTGGGATTAAGATGATGTAGGAGAGGCAGGATTACGGCGCAATCACTGGTTCCGGTGGGAAGTGGAATGGACCAGCGGTCGGCGAGTGCCTGATAATTGTAAATTTCGCCATTACATACAACCCAAGTGCCTTCCCGCGCAAACGGTTGATTTCCGAGCGGAGTCAGACCGTTAATGGCGAGTCGGGTGAAGCCGAGCGTTGCGGATGTTCCGGAAATATCTTGGCGTGTAAGAAATTCAGGACCTCGTGCGCTCAACTTGGCGATGAGTGCATCTTTCTCTTCCGAAGAAAGCGCAGTATTTCCAAGAATTGCCCAAATGCCACACATGCGCTTTCTCTAGACTACGGCGGAGGACGGAATATTTATTTTTAACCTCGGGCCAAAAAATGTTTAATTTTTTATTTTTTTTTTTAATGTTTTTTTTGGGTGTTTCATATTGGTTTACGCCGTGGAGGTCACGACCGATGCGTACGTCACGGCGCTCGTGACCGCGGAACTGCCTCCGCCGGAAGCGACCGGCGCAGGGACAGTCGCCTCGGCGGCGATGATCTCAGCAACCGTCTTCTCGGGTGCCTTGACATTCTCCTCCTCGGCGGCGACGACGGTGCCGACCGACGGTACGAGCGACTCCAGCGGAATGTTTGCTGCGCCAATCTGCTTGGAAGCCTCACGGACCTCCCAGTTGAGCACGAAGAGCATCTGCGGAATGTCGCGCGCGTTCATGAACTTGAGCGTCTCCTTCCAGTCCAGCGTCTTGGAGGCGGGCTTGAGCGTGTTCCAGTAGAGGTTGTGGAGGCCGTAGACGAACGTCCGGAACTTGGGCGGAATCTGGTCCTTCTTGAGCGTGCGCGCCTTGAAGACGTCCGTGTAGATGTGGAAGACCGCGTTCGTAACGCTCTTCCACTTCTCAATCAGACCGTTCGCCATCACGCGCTCCTCGGGATACAGCGCCAGATAATCGCGGAGTGCGTCACTGCGCCAGAGGCTGAGCCAGAGAAAGTCGCGACGTGCCGTGTTACCGCGCATCTTGTGGACGCGGTTGTACTCGGCGGCGCGAATCTTCCAGCGCTCGCCCGTAGCGACGTTCTTGACGACGATGCCCTGCGAGAGAATCTGCAGACTCTTCTTCTGCTTCTCCTCCAGATTGCGCATCTGCTCCATCACGGCATCTGCAGACGCCATCGGATAGCGCACGACGCTCATATCCTCGCTGAGCGCGCCCTCGGCACGCGTGTCAAGAGGCTCGTAGTTCTTATCGGTGATGTTGGCGGCGTGGACGAGCCACAGTTGCGGTGCCTTTACTGGCACGACGATGCGGTTCTCCGGGTGCTGGAGAATGAAGGTGTACGACTCCTTCTGGCGAAAGAAGAGGTCCATCGTCTTGGGCTCAAAGAGCGTCGGGTGCGCGAGGTCCCACGTCTCCTTGAACAGCGTCGCAAACGTCTTGTCCTGGCTGTAGTACCGGCACTCAGCATCCAGCGTCGTGCGCGTGTGGAGGCGCCAGCGACGGTTGTACTTGTCGTAGAAGAGGCCGAGCATCACACCGTCGGGAAACGCCTCCACGACAAGCGGAGCCGTATACTCACCCGAGGGGATGCGCTCACCGCTCGTGCTCTTGGGAGGCGTGACGCTCGCCGGTCCGTTGGACATCGTGTCCCAGATGACAGAGCGGAATGCGCGCACGTGCGGAAGCGCGAGGTTGCTCTGGCCCTTGACATAATGGATGAGTGCGAAGGGATCCTCCATCGTGGAATTGTCAACGACGCGAAGCTTACCGCCGACATCGGATTCCAGAAAGGTCTTGAGCGCCGACCACGTCGGATATGTCGTGGCCAACTCGGCGAACATCGTGTTAACAGCGGAGAAAGAAACGGCGGACATTGTTTGGAAAGAAAGAAAGAAACGAAGAAAGCGAAGAAAGAAAGTAAAACGAAGAAAGAAAGGAACCCAAACTCAATTTTTTAGCATCCGAGCATTCAATTTTTTCCATTAACGTGGAGCTTCAAAGGGGCGGAGCCCTTTACAGCGGACAACCGTAATTTTGCTATACTTACCGTAAGTAGAAGGATGTCCGATTACGACCTCATTCCCGAATTAGGCGATTTAGTAACCATCCTAAGCGATGTGTATACAACGACAACCGGTCGTATTATATATCGTGACGGTGGCTTAATACGTATTCGGCCTTACAACAGTTCCAATACTGCCGTTGATTTTGAATTACACGAGGAAACTGGGCAGTTTATTGAGACAGCAGGTGTAAGTGAAGTTGTGATTCACGAAAAACGGAAGAGTCCGCATTTCTCCAAACAACTCGGCGCAGCAGTAGGAGAATTGTTGGAATTTTTTGATACGAAAGGAAATCCGGCAGCTGAAAGTGGTATCGTATTTGAAGTTATCGCAACGGATACGGAGGATGGAATAAAAATGGAAAATGGGCAGGTGTATGATTTTGGATTTGTAGGTCCTTCCGGTGGTACGGCGGAGAATCCTATAGCGGTTCTTCGTGTTCGTGCGCCTCCGGCGGCCGAACTAGCACCGGAGAATAACAGCGCGACAGCAGGAGAAGCAGGAGAAGCAGGAGGAGCAGAAGCAGGAGGAGCAGAAGCAGAGGCAGAAGAAGTAGAACCAGAACCAGAGCCATTCCCGGATATTGATTTCACAGTCATACCCGCAGCACTCGTGGAAGAAGTTCCATCATACGAGCAGGCCTTCAGCGATAGTGTACAACGTGAAGATATGTTTATTTCTTTACTTGTGGATATACCTGTGAAACGCCAAAAGGACCCAAAGATTATGCAAAACTTGTATCGCGCAACGGATGTACTGCTTGCGCTCAAAAATTCCGTACTTCTGAGGGATGCCACAGGAGCGGTTGTACCAGGTATTCGCTCTTATACACCGCATACTTTGTTTGAAGCCGTGGACTTACAACCTACCCAAAAACCGATTTCTGCATTTCTTCCTGTAGCAGCAGTGAAGAAAGTGCTGTATACAGACGGTGACGCAAACGGAGCGCACCGCGATATTGAATTCCGTAATGACACCAGAAGCATTGTACATCTACTCAAACAGCAAACTACGGATACAACGAATCTATTTCCGGCATACATGGCCGAAATTTTAAGAGGCGCGCAAGCCTATGTACCATCTCTGGAGCAGACCGATATTATACGAGTAGACCAGGATGTACTTCGTTCGCAAATACCACCAACACCCGTGGAAGGATTTCTGAAAGTTAAGCCAGCGTTTGGATTTATGGGCTCGTATATTTCACTCGGACCGAGAAGTTTGAGCGAGATTGATAATCGTGTAGTTCGCTTAATCGGTGGGTCGTATGTCACCTATCCAAAAGGAGGTCGCATACTTATAGCACCGCCCGACAGTGGCACTACACTCACAAGTATAGTTCTGTCTAATAACTTAATTCGCTATCGTAGCCCTACACGCTCTTCGGTGCTTTTGTGGGATGTTCAAGCGAGTGAACAAAATCGCGCGACACGTGTCGGTTTTTACAAAGCGCTCAAAAACGCGTGGGATGACCAAATTGTTGTGGATGAAACTGTGGAATTATCATTGCCGGAAGAATTGGGGAAGCGGATGCGCTCGGCGTTTTCGCTCACAGAACACAAGAATATTGAAATCACCGATTCGCTGGGATTGCGCGATTTAGAATACAATGCAGACACCCTTGCACCCATTGTGGCAAATTTAGAGAAAACCCAAGAGGCATGGGAGGCTGCGTTTGGGCAACTTCTTGCGGTGGCAACGAGAGCTCTGAATCAACCGCGCATTCCATCTGTAGCACCGCTTGTAAGCATTGACGATCCGTTGTTTGTAAGCGCGCTTTCCAATCCTCTGTTGGCGGGATTCGTAAAAATGATACAAGACCGACTTCCGCCCGAAATCGCGAATCACGACCTCCTCCTCGCCACAGAAATTCTTAAAGAAGCCGATACAACATTGTCGCCGTTCTGGTATGCAGTAGCGGGAGAACTTTCGCCGGATATCCAAAAGCAACGGGAACTCACCTATTTGTTGGAAACCGAGGCTACGAAACGACGCACTCAAGTGAAACGAGAACGTGCGGCCGAACTACAAGCAGCGCCGACAATAAACAAGTGCGTCCATGTTCACGAATTAGAAAAGATTCGTGGTGTTCGTGTTGATAGTTCGCGATTACTTCTGTTGGAACAGTTCCTCAAGAAATACCAGGGCGCACAACAGGGTAATTGGATAGTCTGTGGAGTTTGTAAGGAAGATTTACTGTGTAAACACGAAATTCTTATGTTGAATGAATTTCTGAATCCGGGTCGTGGCGCATCCCTCCACAAATCCCTGCTTTTGGAATATGCTGGACCAGTCTATGAAGGCGCTTACATTTGTAAGAACTGCGGACAGAAGATTCAGGAAATTGAATACGATACACATTTAGAATTTGATGACGAGGGACGACCTCTTGTCGGCCGGACTGTTGTAGAGGTGACTGAAGGCGACGATATGGAGGAGGACGCTCAAAAGGAACCTGCCGAAAATGATGATTTTAACGTCGTTACAATTCAAGGAGAAAATTTGGTTCCGTTCAAAGGCGACGATTTACAATTGTATTACATTACACGAACAATGTTTGAACGTTGCGGTATGGTGGTAAATATGGATATTTATAAACGCGTAGTTTCATCGGCACGCGACTTCCTTGCGATGTTTGTTCCACCGGAAGCACGCTATATAGCAAGCCAAAAGAAGAAAGTGGATGCAAAACTGCCTCCAGGTCCGGCATACTCGGCCTTTGCCGCTAGTTATCAAATTGGCGTTATCGCGGCACTTGTACTTCTTGAATTTCAAACATCATCGGCGGTCGTACCGATACCGGCTACCGGATGCCCCTACAGTCGCGAGGGTTTCCCCGCGGACGGCTTCAATATGGAAACGGTTGGCAAAGGCGCATTTAACTACATTGTCTGTGTTCTCACAAACATAAATCGTACAAATGTTCCGTGGCGGAACACATCGTGGGCAAATCTCACCGGCAAACCGCGACAAACGGAGATTGAAGGACGTGTGAAACAATGTATAATGTCCATCTTATGTATTCCGGCGACACCAGGTGCGAAAGCGTCTCCTCCGATTACAACTGTTACGGATGCATACAGAACTCTTATTCGTGAGGCGACCGAGCTCAAACTTAGCCGGTCCTCGGGAACCAGTACAGAAGCGCTCGCCAGCCGAAGCGATATTTTACCGGCCTCGTTTCGCCCAGCTTCTGCTTCTCACAGTATTGTGTCAGCCGGTGAATATGCAATAGGGAACGTGGATCAGTTCCAACGGAATGTCGCCACCGGTGATATTTCTCGCATCGCACCGGTCGTGTATGCGCGTCAAGGTGAAATTGCCCGACACATCGTACACTATTCGCATATTGAGAGTAAAGAAACGGGTGTCATCATTCCGAATAATCCTCGGTCAGATTCAGTGTGCTGTTTCCGTCGTTTGGGCGCGGTCGCGATTGACGGACTGGGTGTCACGCGTACCGCAACGGCAGAAACAGCCGAAATGGAAGCGCACACCGTCGCATCGGCAATTGTACGTCGCCGTGACCCTGCGTTATCGGCTAGCGGAACACATATTGTTGTACCGTGGTTTTCTCCAAAAGTTAAGACGGAAATGCCAACGGCCGATACAACAATTTATTACAAACTCTTCTTGAAACATTGTTATCAAGGTCCGAATTACGGACTCATTCACGAATTCGGAATGGATTATACGTGCCGTCGGTGTAAATTCCACTATCCGGAAGAACTCGTCTATTTAACATCGGCCAATTTGACGGAAACAAATGATAAAGCCTTGACCCGCGCGATGCTTGCGATAGACTTGCGAAGACAGGAAATTGCGTTGGAAGCATTTGCGCTCTCAGGTGTCGTAATCAATACGATGACATTTAACAATTTGGAAATCGCGATTCGCAAACGGAAAACTATCGCAACAGTGGAACCCCTACCCGTCGTGCAATTGATTCCGCTATTGAACTCATTTACACCATTGATGGTGATTTCGCCGGAAGCGGTCAGCGATTGGGGTTCACTCATCGTGGCATTCACGGATATTGAACGCAACGGCCTTCAAGGCATCCAACGTATCAGTAAATTGAATGACTTTTCCCGCAGAACGGAGGCCCGCTACGCGACCCTTAAGGGAAGAGCAAAGGAGATTGTAGGAGATGCTGGTACGAAGGTTGTTGATGAGATGTTGGAACAAATAAAACAACTCACAGAATCCTCCGAAAACAATATTCCCAACATCCTCTCCATGTTTGTTGTAGGTGCGTCGCAGGTTGCGAACGCATATGTGAATACATCGTACCACGAGATATATAACATCAGTAGAAATCACGCAAATCTGCTTCGCAAGATTTGGGAAAAAACAACGAGCGTATCAATTGAAGCCATGAAAGCATTGCGAAATTTGGAAGATGATGAGATACAGGCTGTGAAAACTGCATTAGAATTATTGGCGACCAAAGTCGGACCGTTTCTTCAAGCGTGGCTCTCCACAATACGGGTTGGTACACATTTTGCGGATTCCGAGTACACGTTTATCGTGCGTTGGTACACATATTCTGTACTCAATGCCGTTTTTTCGGAGGCGTCATCACTATACGAGGATACCACATCCGTTGCGACAAAACGGCGTGCTATTCAATTTATTCACGTGTGGTTGATGGAAAGTATCGCGGCAAAAGCGACGGATGCGAATACATATCAAATGAATGCCGACCAAATTGCCGAGGCGATTCACGTCCGTGCCGAATTAGAAAAAGCCGGATTCATTGATAAGTTTGATAAATTGGATCGTGAATTACGCAAAGTGGAATTGATGAAAAAGAAACTTAAGATTGGCGATTGGGCAGTTGGAACACTCAAGAATATGTTTTCGTACGATGCCGATTTCTTTGAATTTGAACGGGAGCAACGCGCGGCCATGGGATTGCCGGAATACGGAGCAGAGGTTACAGGTCCGGCGGCAGACGCTGAGGACCGCTACGGATTTCACAATTTTGGACCCGGTGAAGAGGTTGGTATGGATGACCAGAGCAATTTAAGGGCGGCGCAAGACGAGGATGTATAAGAGGCCTAAACGCCATTTAAAGTTAGAATATTCAACATGCACGAAACCTTGATTCCGTCCATAAAAGGATATGTAGATTTTGTGAAAGTTTCAACAGTCACAAGTTGCCGAGGATGGTTACTTGATATGGATAGCTCGCTCGTGTTGCGTGCGAAATATGGTGATGTGTATCCTCCTATTGTACCAGAAACCCGCCGAGATGTAGATACACATTATAAAACAACCGACAAGGCACAAGGGTGGACGGTCACAATACCAAATAATAAAACGTTGGAAATTCAGGTATTTTTGCGGGACGAATGGCAAACTGTACTCGTGGTAACGAAAGAAGTCAATGCGACGCTCTCTACGCCAAAACCTCCTTCCTGTGTCATCCTGGACAATGTGTATGAATCACCGGACGATGTACGTGCGTTTGCGTTAACCTGTAATTTCAAGGAACATTCGGCGTATCATAAAGGTCGGCGGACAGATGAATGTTACAGATTTGATGGATTGAAAGAACGCTTTGAACAGGTGCTCGGACGAAAAATCATCAATTGGGAGAAATACGGTACGAACGGCTGTTTTCAATATTGTATTGGTGGTGACCAACTCGTGTATCACAATGATACTCAGCAATATGCAGGTGTACTTTATTTGACTCCGAACGCGCCGGTCGCATCCGGAACGAATCTATACCGTGCTCGGAATACAGGGTCTATGGTGGGCAAGGATGCGGATTATCATAAAACCTATCCGACGGGTCATTTGGATCCGGCGCCGTTTGAAATCGTGGATGTGGTGGGCAACGTATATAACCGCGTTATTTTGTTCAATAGTCACTTGATTCACGCGGCATCTTCGTATTTTGGCGATTCAAAGGAGAACGGACGACTTTTTCAACTCTTCTTTTTTGATTTTGAGTAATCTTGGGCTATTATAGAGGATGCCATTTATCAATAAAAAACAAGCATTCAAACTTCTGGACGACATGATAGCAGGCAAACAAAATTGTATTGGTGACTGTCGTCAAGTATGGTTACGAAACATTGGATACGCGTTGAAAACGGACACGAATCCTTTACATCTCACGAAAGCAGAACACACAAAAATGATGTCAAAATTGGAAGAAGTCAAAGGTAAGAAAAAACAGACCAGAAAAATTGCGAAAAAATATTTGATGCGTGACTCACCGCCTTTTCCGGCGAATGAACATTGTGGAGAAACGAAAAAAGGTAACGACGGAAAGATGTATACATCTGTTCCTGATAAAAATAAAGTATGTCGGTGGAAAGCGGTGGCTTGAGTAGCGCCGATAAAAGTTTTATAGCAAACCACAATAAGGATGAACGTACTGTGGTTAGCATTTGGAATTTACATTGTGGGGGTGGCGGTCGTCTTGTATTTACGACCAGCGATTATGTTCCAACGTGAAAATGGTACGTGGAAGGAGTTTGGACTTGGACAACATAATTCGTACACGATATTCCCATTTTGGCTTTTCATATTGACGTGGGCGGTCATGTCGTACGTTTTAGCAACGCTTGGAAATGTGTTTGTGTCCGGTTTGGTGCTCCAATCGTTGGCACCAAGTCAGAATACGGATTTTTTGATACCGATAAGTTCGGCACCGAATACGGGGTCTGTGAACAGCACAGAACTCCCGGGATATTATGTTTTAGAGAGTGTCCCCGGTGCGCCACCCAAATACATGTATTATGGTAAAACACCACCGCCCTTAATTGCAAATACCCGATAATGTTCCACCAATCGCGACACCGAAGAGTCCGCCAAAGAATGCGAAATAAGAGTATCCAAATGCTTCAAGCACTTTCGGGTCGGTATCGGGTGGTAACAGACCACTTACAATACCTCGCAAACCAGGAATCAACCATACAATGAATGTGAGAAATGCTTGTATTCCGAGCGCGAGTCCAGCATTACTCGCAACCTGCTTCATATTTTTCACTTGGCCACAGTTCGTAGATTGAACTATGGCGAAGGCTCCGAGACATCCCAGAAAGGTTACAATAAGAACAGCGAGGATAGTGATTACAATAAGACGTGTATCAACATCATCTATATTCATAAGCGTAGCGAGTCCGAGGAAAACGCCAAACGGTATGGCAGCATTTAACAAGCCCACACAAATCATCATTACATAAAGTATTGTGTTATCCATGCCGTTTCTACTTTCTCCGTCCATGAAAAGTATGAGCAGACGAGGAGGAACCGCAACGGACCCCGCCCTCATCACGGATATTGATTCGTGGTTACGTTACTATACAAGAGGAAGTAGAAATGTGGTATATCATGAAGGCACCTTACTAGTTCTGGATTCTGCGCGAATGGCTACATCGTACGAAGATGCGCTTGCGAATCCGGTGAAACGAATCGCCATTCCCAAGAGTTATGATTATGTATCCTTGCTGAGAGACCCAGCAACTCCGGAGGCGCTTCGTGCGTCGGCGACGGAGAAACGCGAAACGACTGTCCGAGAACGTAGCGAACATACGGCGACAGCGCAACGTGCTTTCTTAGAGGCGGAACAAGAATTGTTGGAAGCAATAGAGGCCCGAGCGACACTCACAAATCCTGCAGAACGTATAGCGACAACAGTCGCTATCGGTAACCTTATGAAAGCAGTAGGAGAAGCCGACAGAACGTATCGTGATACGATGTACAATCGTGGAATAGTGTATGAAGAACTTGAAAAGGGTCTTATTTTTCCTGGAACACGCGATAAGCGCAAAATGCGTAACCTAGAAGGCGAGGTTGTTGTAGTTGGTCGTATTACTCTTGCTACACATTCTCCACAGGAATTAAGCGTTCCATTATTGTAAAGGATAGGGCTTAATACGGTCTTCGGATTTATCGCATTCTACAGTTTTTGATTCATATTTGAAACAGGTTCCATTACGGTCTTTGTAAATTACATCCGATGTATTTTCTAAATTTGGAAACTTATGAATCACCATGGGCGCAGGTTTCAATATATATACACAAAAAATGCCAATAAATAAACCAATAGCAAAAGGGAAAAATTCCAAGTGGTTTAAGTACTTCATTTCTATAGATGAAGAAAATAATGTTATATGGTAGGATGTATGATTTAGATTCTGTGCTCAAAGTACCGGGTCTATGTACCCTTATAAGTTTAGTGATAGGGTTTGGTCTAGCGTGTATATTTCGGCCGTTATGTAAGGGCCCTGAATGTGTGATTATCCGCGGACCACCGGTAGGCGATGTTCGCGGATCCGTCTACCAATTCGGATCCAAGTGCGTTGAATTTCTTGCGAAACCCATTGAATGTCCAAAGAATTCTGCAGTACCGGTCGTGGAAACAATTACCTTTGCGGAGATGTATAATTAGACTGTCTCTGTGGATTCGCTCTAAATCTACTGTTGTTAGTGTAGCATTAATTATCGGGGGCGAGTTGTAAAGTTAGGGAATAAAAATCACATCCATAAATGAAAACGCGGTCTTTTGCCAAGGATAAACCATTCGTCCTCTTTACTTAGACGATGTCCGACGGTACACCCATTGATGCTCTAGAATCGGGTGATATTGCGCATCAAGCAGATGCTTCCCACGTACAGGCTATTTTAAACGATATGTACGCTTCGGGCGCCCAAGCCCAGGAAGGTGGACATCAACAACAACAGATGCAACAAAGACCGACGGAATTACCGCCCCACGTACCTCCGGCGCATTTACTACCTCCCGCTCCTGCCACTTCTAGACACTACATCCCCGATAAAGAGCCGGTCAAGCGGAAAACGAATTGGTGGTCTTCCATTGTTTCAAGTGCGCAAGATCCGTTGGTCGTCGCATTGCTCGTCTTTGTTTTATCGCTCCCGGTACTTCATACATTTCTTGGTAAATATGCCTCGTGGGCATTCGCTATTGGTGGACAATTGTCGTGGCTCGGTCTTATCGCATTATCCGTTCTTGCGGGTACACTCTTTGGAACCTATAAGGTTGTGAAAGACATTATTGGATAAACAAAAAAACTGGACCTCCAATAGAGTATGGATTCTTTGAATAAGATTTTGAAAGGTGCGGCGAAAATGAATCAAGCAACCGCATTACTTTACACCAGTTATGCGATATTTGCCGTTTCTTCATTGTATATCTTTTACAATTCCCAAATCGCCACGATTTTATTAGCAATTGGCGTCACTCTCATTTTATACGCGGTGACAGGCGGTAATCTTGCGGTGTCATTGATTGCGGGTGCGCTAACAGGTTTAATCGCACTCCACTATTCCCGGAACGTGGAACGCTTTGCAAATCCTGAAGAAGAGAAGAAAATGGATGAAGGATTTGATGAAGAGAAAGAGGACTTTGAAGGAGAAAAAGAAGAGGAGGGTTTTGAAGGAGACGAGGCAGAGGCAGAGGCAGAGGAAGAAGAGGCTGAGGATGAAGGCATGGAAGGCTTTGCGAATGTTCCGAAACCGAAGCGGGCCAAAGCAAAGAAAGGCAAGAGAGCACCGCCTCCCGACAACCGCGAACGCGCCGAATTTCTTGAACTCGGAAAGAAATACAAAATGCCCAGTGAAGGCGATGATAAAGAATATCACTTAGATGCGGGTACGACGTTTATGAATGCGTATAAGTCACTCAAACCGGACCAAATTGCGGCAATGACCAAAGATACGCAAGACTTGATGAGCACACAAAAACAACTTATGAACACGCTCCAGACTCTCAAACCATTAATCAAGGATGGAAAGGAAATGATGGATATGTTCCAAGGCTATTTCGGTGCGGGAACGGCGAGTCTTAATTAGAAAGCGCGGATGTATAAGTTAAAACCGCAGGACTAAGTAACAATGAAAAGTATAGATATCATAGTGATTAGTATACTTTTATTAATTGTAGGAATTGTAGGAATCGTGGTATACCAAGTATGGAAGCGATACCGAATCAATGAAGGATTCGCATCTGATGATACGAATAACGCGTTGTTAAATGCAATGGCGCAGATGAAGAAGGTCAGTGCGCATATTACGAATCCGAGTAATTGGTTAGAACGTTTTGAGATGATGTCGTTGAGCCCGGTTGACTTAGCGCGACGCTATATTAAATCACAACGTAAAACAGAGTGATGCCACGTAAATCGTTTCGTATGGTTGGTGGAGCCTTAAGTATCTGTCCGCCCGGCTTTTGGTGTATGGATACAAGTACAATGATATTCTGTGGTCTTTTAGTTGTTCTTATTGTTGCTATTTTTGCGGGTATAATGCTCAATAAACCGCAACAAAAACCGACAGTGATTGTGGTGAACGGTAAACAGAAAGAGATACAAAAGGAGGTTCAGCAAGCACCTTTGGATCCGCGATTCGCTCCCTTATCTCCTGAACGGTCCTACTTTTCGCCACCGGATGTACGTGGCGTCCCTATTCCGGCGGGTCTCGGTCCGATGGTGCCTATCAACGTTCAAACACGAGGTTTACCGGATACGTATCAACAGATGGGTGTTTTAACCGCGCCAGGCGGTAGTTCTACTTCGGCTTCACCGAGCCGTACAATTTTACCGCTCTTCGGTCGGCAATTAACTACAAATAGAGACCGTTGGAATTACTACACACGCACGGACGGTATGAATCCGGTACAAGTACCTGTTCAGTACAAACGCCGAAATTGCGATAGTGATAATGGATGTGATGAAATTTTGGATGGTGAATCGGTAGCCGTGCCAATTATGGGACAATCGTATACCGCGTCTGTATATCGTTAT